GCAGCCCTAGTGCGTAGCTGGTGTATTCCTCAAACCCCGGTTGCCCGAACCACTGGTTTTTTGCCTGCCAGCGCAGGGATTTCTCGTCGGGTTGAACCTGAGTTTGCGGTTGTTGCTGAGTTTGTACCGGAATTTCCGTGGGCTGTAAAGCCTGCGGACGGAATCTTTTTGCTTCTTCGACTCGCCACTTGGCCGCAGCGAGTTCCTCCTGAGCCGCAATGATGGCGTCGGTATCAAACGCCTCCTGTGCAGCCTTGAGGTTTCGACGGGCAGTTTCCAGTTCCGTCTCAGCTTCCTTGCGGGCGCTTGAAACCAGAACCTCCTGGCCCTCGTTGTAACTCTTCTTCAGCCGGTTGTTTTCATCGATCAACTGCTGTGCAAGACGCTCAAGCTCGGCTTTTTCCCGGGCTACAGCCTCTTTTTGACGGCGTTCGTCGTGACGTGCGTGGGTCAACTCCTTGATCCGCGACTGCACGTTGGCCGAGTAAGACTCGATCTCTTCTTCGGTCGGGTCAGCGACCTCCCGCTCCAGAGGCTTACGGCCACGATCACGCTCGGGCGTGTCGTCTACGACCTCAATCTCGACGTCGGTTTCACCCGAAGTCTCGACTTTGACTTCGTTCTCCTGCTCGTCAGGGAACTTGTACTCTTCCTTATCAATCGCCATCTTTCACTCCTTCAAGCGCGGGTGAGTCCGCGAGGGTCTTGCACAACAGCATCAACTTGGTCATCGTTGATGAGACGGAACTCCTTGCCAAAAATCTTGAACCGTGTACCAGAATAGGTACGCACCAGCACAAAATCTCCGGGTTTACACCAAGCTCCCGTGGGGAAACGCTCGGGGTCTTTGTAGGCCGAGGGGCCTTGTTTGAGCACGAACAGCACCGTGGTGGCGTGTTCTTCCTGCTTCATGTACGTGTCGGCCTTGATCAGGCTGGAGTTCTCAAACGTGTCTGAAACGTCCGGCACGATGCACAGCAGTTTGTGACCTGCAGGCTCTGGAAGGGCTGTGGCCTTCTCTTCAGGGGCGAGGTTCTCGTCCTGTTCGTCCTGGGGCTGAATGGTCTTAGGCAGGGAAATGCCCGGAGGGAGGATGATTCCCGCTTCACTCGTCTGCATCTTCGGCTTTCTTTGCAAGGTCAAGGATGTAACGCTCTGCCATCGCCAGACCTTGGATGACGCCGCAGAGCTTCTGGTATTCCTCAAAAGTGCGACACGAACCCCCCGCCAAGTCATCGGCGTAGTTGTTCATGTCGGTGCGTATTTGTTCGCGCAATACGCGTGCGAAGTCTTGGATCATTTAGTGGGCGTTTCCCTTCGTCGTTGTTGGGCCTCTTGCGCTTTGGCCTTTGCGATGTCGATGCCCATGCGGACACCTTCACGTTCTTGTTGCGCGACGAGCATCGCCTTGTCTTTCTCGATGTCAGCCTGCGTTTTCATAGCGCGAAGCTGCAGGTCGCCCTTGACCCGCTCCTGCTCAAGCTCTTGCTTGTCGGCCATCGCCGAGGCGTCGAGCATGATCTTCTGCGCCTTGAGCTTCAACTCTTCCTGACGCAGCGCCAGTTCTTGCTGCTGCATCTGGATCACCGGGTCTTGCGCTTGCTGCTGGGCCTGCATCATCGCGGCCTGCTGCTGGCTCTGAGCCACGACCTGATTCGCCGCCTGCGCCATCATGGTGGACAGCGCGATCTCCACCTGCGGCGGGAGCTTCTCGTCCTCGGGAGGCAGGGGCATGCCCAACTGCGCTTCGATCTGCTTGCGCATCTTAAAGCCAATGTGCTCAGCGATGTGCGCTTGCAAGGCAGCAGCCAACTGCTGCGCCTGTGGGTTCTGTCCCAACTGCGCGGCAATCATCGGGTCTTGCATCATCATGTTGTGCACGGCGATGTGAGCGTCGTGGTCTTGATGCAAGAACGCCTTGACGGGCTTGAGCTTGAGGATGTTCTGGTTCTCGGTGACCGGGTCAATGGGCTTCTGGTCTTCTTCCAGCGGCACGATCTTCTCGGCGTTCTTAATACCCAGCACCTCCAACATCCCCCGATGAAGCTCGGGCAGGTTGTAAATCTGCGGAGCCATCTGCGCCATCTGGATGGCAGCTTGGAACTGAACGACGCGCTGCGACAGCGTGGCAGCGTTGGGATCGCTGACGGGGATCACGTCCACCAAGTCGTAGTCAGCCTGCTTGGCACGCTTCGTCCCGTACTCGGGATCGTAGGTGTAGTCCGGGTCCGTGTAGTCGCGGATCAGGTTCTTCAGGAGCTTGAACTCCTGCTTGAGCGAGAAGTGCGTACGGGCCTGGACGGCGGTGAGGACTTTGAGTTGGCGTTCGAGCAGGGCCAGGGTCGTACCCACGGGCGCCTGCGCAGACATGTCGGCCACCTTCATGTCTGCGGTGGCAGCGAAGCGGCGTCCCTCCTCGACGATGTTGCCGAGGAGTTGATACAGAACACCAGAGGGTTCTTTATAGGGAAGAGGAAGGATGCTGTCGCGGATGTTGCCACTAGCGACGTCCACGTCGCGGAACTCGCCCGGAGCAATGGGGGTGTCGTCTCCCTTGATCCGCAGCCCTCGGCTCTTCAGTCCGCCAGGGAGGTTGCTCAGCGTACCCGCATCCACCAGTTGTCTCATCAGAGACGTCGCAGACTTAGCGAACCCGCCAATCAGATGGAACAGACCAAAGCCGTACGCCCCGAAGCCGGGGACGTACTGGTAGTGCACGAAGTGCTGGCGCTTGAGTTTGAGTGGGTCGTCCTCACTCCAATTTCTCCGTATGGCCAACACATCGTTCGTGCCCTTGATCATGGTCACGACGTACGGCAGTGCGATCTCGGAGTCTTCTCCTTCGCCGTACTTGTCTTTCTTGATGTTCAGGTCTACGTGAATCTCGAAGAGCGTGAAGCGGTCGTCGTTGAGATCGCGGAAGCCCGTCTCTTTGTCCTTGGCTTGCTGAATGTCGGTCTTGTTCTTGTCGGGCTCGCCCAGTTCTATATCTCTATAAAACCCAGCCGCCTGCAGCTTGATGATGTCGTTCTTGGTTTTCCGCATGACGTGCGTCAGGCGGTAGCAGGTGTCCATGTCGGTGGCGCCGTACGGCAGGATGATGTCCTCCGCAGGCACGAACATGGAAACTTGTCTTCCTAAATTGGGGTCGTAATACACCTTCTTGAACGCCGAGCCCGTAGCGGGCAGCGACCAGAGCATGCGCTCGTGCTCAGGCCGGAACTCCTTCATGACCTCGGTCAACTCGAAGTTCATGTCGTCCTCGACGCGGACAGCGGCCTCTTTCACCTCGGGCGTGTCCTTGCCGATGATCTTGGTCTTCACCGGGCCCTGTGCGGGGAACGTCTCGGTGATCATCTCAGACTGGAACTTGACCACGGCCTCCGTGATCATCGGGTGGAACACGCCACATGCGCCGTTCCACGGCTCCGTCCGCTCTTCGATCTGCAAGCCCAACAGCTTCAGGCCATCGACGTACGCCTTCTCCCACTCCTTGCGGGAGCCCACGTCTTGGGTGATGTCTGCGGACAGGTCGGAGCCGAGTCCTTCGATGAAGGACGAGTCAAGCTCTTCGGCCAAGTTGGCATCGAAGCCACCACCCTCGGGCTCCTCCGGGGTGAGTGAGATTTCTAAGCCATCGATGCCAATATTGACCTCGTCCGGGTTGACGATCTCGATCTCCAACTCAGGCTCAGCCTGCGCCATCTCTTCCAGACCCACGGGCGCGCCGTACAGCGCCTTGTCGATGTTCGTTGCCATGTCTGGCCTTTCCTAATCAGTAGTACGCCGCCTTGCGTGGCGCGAAGTAGCGTTCATTTTGTTCGTCTGATTCCAGACTTACAAAGCCCCCTTGACGGAAGCGCAGGAGCGCCTGTGTCGTAGTGTCCACGAAGTCGTCGTTCTCGCCTACAGGGAACGCCGCCATCTCCTCGATCACCTCCCGGGCCCAGCGCGTGTCGGGCGCCCAGACTTTCCCAGAGAAGAACAAGTCTGCCACCGCGTTCATCCGCAC